TGTTGTAACTGTCAGCGCAGGCGTGTAATTCGGGTCAAAATCTATGCTTACTGTCGAGTCGATGAGCGATTCCATAAAGTCCACAAACGCGATATGATTTTGCACGTTGTGCCTTTCAGCATTAGGCAGCGCGCGGTAACTCAGCACTAACTCTTCCCATCGCCCTGCGGGGTCAATCGCCACATCCGGCGTGCCGTCGATTGAGACATGCAAGTCAGCGCGATTGTGTTTCACATGCTTTACCTGCTCTTTCGACGGCTTCAAAAACCGGAATGCGCGATTGTAGCGATACTCGATATTCGTTTCATACGCAGACCAGGCGCCGAGGTCGGCTTTGCCGCCGCCAGGGAATGAAAAATACAGAGACTTTCCAACCATTGGCGAATCTGCCAAGTAGCCATCAACAACACGCTGCAGCCGGCGGTCCAAGCGACTGATAAATTTGGGGTCTTGCGTGTAGCAAGCTGCACTTAGTTGTATATTGATTCTTACATTCTGATAGTTGCCAGAATCGGCAGACGTTAAAAATCGCGCGTAGGTTATTATTGTGACGATATTGTCGCGTAGTCGAATTAAGCCAGTTGCTGCGGATTGCACAATTGAAAAACACTCTCCGCTATTGCGCATTATGTCAATCGTGTCTGGTGCCGCAATAGGCGCAACACGTGACGTGATAACTCTCGCGTCGTTGCTCAAGATCACAAGAGTACGTCGTAAGTCAGTTATGATTTTGTCAGCCTTGACGCGCTGAATTGTTACCGCGTACGGCAAAGCGCCTGCTGCACGCAACAGTAGATTGTGTGCTGTGCATGATGCAATAGTTCGCGGCGTTGTTATCGTATCAAAAGCAGCGGGAGCAAACACGCGGAATCCGCTGATTGAATTGCGAATCGAAGGTGTCGTTATTGTCCAATCGAACGCGCGCGTTTGCGGATTGCCGGCATTGGAGCTTATCACAAAATTGTCTGGCGTTTCAGAAACAGTCAGCGCGTCAGCTAAACCTGTGTACTTCGTGATTGCGTAAGTTAACGTCGGCTGTATATCAACAACGACAAGATGCGCTTGTGCTGCGGCTGTTGTCGAGCGCGCAAACACAACGCGGTTAAAATAACTGCTGTACCAACAGCGTCCAAATAAGTCATTGCCAGCAATCTGCGGATAGAGATATCTCACTGCGCCGTCTTTCGCGACGAAAGGAGCTTGCGTGTTGCTTGCTGGCAAGAAATATGCAACAAAAACTGTAGCTTCGTCGTTAGCACCAGGGCCGTATTTCACAGCTTCGGGTAACGCGCATAATGAACAATAAGGCAGCGCACTTGTCACGACACTTGTAACAACGCTTGTTGTTATTGCATTAGTGTCGCAGTCGAAGCTTAGCAGTATGATGTCATAATTATTTGGTGCTGTTCTTCGTATCCCAACTGCATAGATGCGATTTTCGATATACGAATAATCAATTTGCGTGAAGAAAATTTTTTCAGAAACTGACGGGTCGATATAGTACTCATTGAAACCGTCTGCGATATTCACTGACTTGCTTTTCAAAATTCGTCCGTTGCTACATGAAAGATAATAACGACCATTCGCGAATGTCACGTCTGTCGAGTACCACGTCGTAAGCGGGTCAATGTTCGTAATCTCGTACGTAGCAACAGGCGTTTGAAAATCGCAATATTGCAATTGCTTATACTCCGCGCCGGGAAATGCAAACGTTCCGTATGGTGAGAAACCAGCCGCCACAAAGACACCACTCTCATGGAAAAATTTTGGCCAGCGCGTAAATCCGCCTGTGTTGATTGCTGTCCACGTTACGCCGTTGTCGTAAGAAACAGAACCAGCCACCGAGCCTGTTGCAAACGCATAAAGCGCCATGCGCAAGGAATCATACAGAATAACTTGCCTTGCCGTAAATGCCGAAATCGGCGTTAATGCGCCTAAAGTGTTTGGCGCTTTTCTTGGAATCGTAGCAATAGCACCTTTCTTAACTTGCGTCGGCGCGGTGATATGCTCATTTAACACCGCTCCATCATTCTGAACCTGAATCGTTGTTCTACTGCCACCCAACGCAGCAACAGCAGCAGCGTAAGTCAGCTTTGGTGTAGCGGGTGTTAGGCCGTCATTCGCATCGTTGCCTGCGACGGTATCAAGATAGATTAGGCGGTTCGGGTCGTATTCCAACAGCAGGCGCGTCTCATCCAATATCTCTGCACCAGGCGCAGCATCATACACCAAGTCCGCAGTCTTCTTTCGCCCAGCCTTAATCACGAAATAATTGCTCATGACCTCGACCTAAGATTATCAATCATCGCGACAAGCTCACTTTCCGTAAGCCCAGCAAAGTTCCCAGCTGCGCGGTTGGTGTTCAAAGCAATCTCCGCAAGCAACAAGCGCATGTCTTTGTTTATCGCCACAAGCTCGCTTAGTAGCTCATTGTCAGTCTTGCGTGCTGTGTCCGCTGCAAGTGACGACAGCACTACAGACGCTGCCTGTGATGCAAACGTTATCGGCGAGACGCCGGATAAAAAATTCCCATATTGCCGCAGGCCGCCGGCGGCAATGTCGATAAACGCCGCGCCTCGGTCTTGCTCAAGTTGCAAGCTCGTGTTTTCAGCTGTCTTTTTTGTGTTCTTCTCAATCTCAAGCTGCGTCGTTAAAGACTGCTCAATCGTTGAGAGCAGGTTTTCAGCGACTGATGTATCGGATGTGACTTCTGACTGCAATTCTAAAAGCTGTGGTAACAATTGCTGATATGATGCAGACGTAACAAAACTCGCGTATTTTTGTCTGTCACTTATCCACGATTGGTCAGCCATTAAACCTTGCCTGATTGAACTACGCTCTGCTTCCGAAAATACAAACGGGTGTTGACGCTCTAACTCGTTGATTTTGTTTTCGATGGCATTTTCAATGTTTAAGTCCACGACTTTTTGAAAAACAGCAAATATGCCTTCGTCAATCTTTCCGCGATAGGATTCTAACTGCCGTCCAATAATTTGAAGAAGATTATAACTTCCTGTTTGCGCCCCCTGCGCAAACAACGAAACGAACTGACTTAACGCTGTGCTTTGCCCAGCTCTTTCACTCAAAAACTGCGTGAGACTTTGCGGCGTCGCCTCGACATTCCCAAACAGTCGCCCGCCTGCAATAGTTCCTGCTTGCTCGGTGATGACTTGCTGTATTGCGGCACGACGCGCTTCTAATCGTTCGTTCTCTACTGTAGCCTCATCCTGACCAGCAAGTCGTTTCTGCTGCGCTTGAATGTCGATTAGCCGTAATTGTCTTTGCAGATTTTCAAACGGCAGCTTGGCCTGCTGCTCCTGCAAAGCGAGCATATTCTTCTGGTAGTTCGCCTGTAGCTCTAAGATTGCTTTAGCTTCTTCGTCTCGACGTTTCTGCTCTTCTGCTTCTCGTTGTCTCTCCTCATCCGATTTTCCGAATAAGTCAGTCAGCGTCGATACTATCCCACCAACAGCGCCAACCGCCGCACCAGCCGGGCCCAACACACTGAGCCCCGGCAAAAATCGCGATAGCCCCGACGCGCCGGAAAGCAAACCGCCGACGCCGGAAATTGCGCCGCCTGCGTCTTTAGCTTTGACAATCTGCGCAAAGGCTGACGTCATCTGCTCCGCTGCTTTTGCCGTCTCTGCTATACTCTCAAGGCGCAGTCGTGTTTCTTCACGTATTGCAGCTTCTCGGATTTTTTTCTCGCGCTCGACTGATAAGAGTTCTGCCTCTTCAATAAGTGCTATATTCGGACCAGCAAGGCGTATCTCTTCTTCATACAACTCTCGTGACGCTCGCAATGCGTCTTCTTTGCGTTTTTGTAACGCCAGTCTCTCCGCCTCGTTTTTTTCCTCGATGAATTGCGCATAGGGCGCGCGCAATGCGTCTCGCTCTTCGCGCTGTCGCTGTATGAAGTCAGCCTTAGCCTGCTGGTTTCTGCGTTCCGCTTCTGCTTTGTCGATTTTTCGACTTGCCAACGCAGCATTGGTCAACGCGATAGTGTCTTTATAGTCCTGTTCTGCTTTCTTTAGTTTTTCGTATGTCTCCAGGTAACGCGCCTCTTCAAGTTTTCGCGTTACTTCATCTCTATCTTTCCTCGGTTTGGTTTCTGGCTCAGGCTCCATTGCAGCAAGCGCGGCTTTATCCTCTTCAAGCTTTTCTTTTTTGCGCTTTAACTCATTAAGCCTCATACCGTAGTATCTACCAGTACGATATTTTGGCTGCAGTGTTTCTATGCTTTCTGTTTCTGATTTTATTTCAGTTTCGCTCTGTTTTATACGCTCAGTTAATTCTGACCGCAAACGCTCTTTTTCTTCTAAGCTTTTTCCAGCTCGCTCACGCGCTTTGTCGATTGCTCGCAATAAGCGTAATTTATCTTCAAGGTTGAGATTTTCAAGCTTAAGTTTTTTTAGTATCGGGTCATATGATTTTTCAATCTGACCATTCAATTCAGCAAGACGTTTTTTTTGTTCGATTGAAAGTTCTTGCTTCTGCTGTATATCCAAGAGTGCTTGTCGCTCTTTCAAAAGTTTTTCGCCTTTTGTATCAGAAAACTCATCGATAAGTGTTGCGACGCCGACACCGACGGCAGTTACCGCTGCTGCAATCCCTGCAAGCATAAGCACAACAGGATTCGCAAGCAATCCAGCAAAGGCAAGACTCAATCCCTTGACCACAGGAATTAACGACGCGATAACAGGCAACAGCGCGATAAAGCCAGCGCCCAAAACAGCGATAGTTTGCGCCGTTGGTGAAAGCTTTTCAAACCACTTAGTAAAGCTCTCAATAACAGACGTAAGCGCGTTCGTCACTGCCCGAATCGCAGGCTCTAATGCTTTACCAATCGCCGCTGCCGCTGAGTCTGTGGCGGCTGCTAACCGCTGCTGGGCACCGCGCGCGGTATCCATATATCGCGCTGCATCGCCTGCAAATTTCGCAGACTCTTTCATTATCGCATTGTAAGCATATTGTGCCGCGGCGGCTTTGCCTGACGTATTCAGCACTTTTTCATATTGCGACGACAGCGATTTCAAAGCAGGTGACGCGTTATCAATCACCAGCGCAGAGCCGCGCAAAAGGCCGAGAGTTAAGTCCTCAACCGCCTGCCCAGCGTCGCCAATCGTATTTCCAAATGCAGTGATGTCTTTGGATGCCTCGATAAACTTCTTAGCCTGCTGTAAAGATAGACCGGTTTGCATCAAGTTAGAAAGCGCTTGTGCTGCCTGATTTGCGCTCAAAAAACCATCGTTAGCAAGTGACAGCGCAGCTTGTTTTGCGGCGTCGGTGTTCTGCCCCAGTGCGCGCGCAGTGGCAGACACTTTTGCCATAGCTTGCTCTAATTTGCTCGCTTCGTCCGCAGCTTTTGAGAAGAACCCGATAATTTTCGCACCAGCGAACGCTGAGGCAATCGCTGACGCGATTTGGCCAAACGACATTGCAGACTTCTTAGCCTGCTCTTCAGTCGCTTTGGCTTTCTGCTGCGCGGTATCTAAAGCAGAGTTTAGCCCTGAGCCATCAGCAGTGAGCTTGAATTTTATCTCTTTTTCTGCCATTTAGCCGCCGCAAAATTTCTCATAGTCCGCTGGATTTGCGCGTAAAAAATACTCCCGCGCAATCCAGCCGTGTTGCATGTAGATTTGATTCGCTTTATGATTGCGCCAAATTAGAAAAATGACAAAAGCAATGATATTTCGCAATTCGCGCAAAATCAAGAACGGCGTTACAATGAACAGCAACGCGAAAATTAAAATCTGAAACACTACCAACCTGACAGCACGAAACGGCAACGTCCACAGCGCGGGCCGGTTTTCAATCGCTCTTAAAGCTCGACGATACTGCCACCACAGTATAAATTTTGTCATGCGAACCTCGGAAACATATCACGGATTCTGACAGGTTCAAACGTACCGCTCCCTTTCGAAGTCTCTTTGTAAGCAATTTGGTTGTGCAGCTCGCGCATCTTATCCGTTGCGCGCTTTGCAAAATCAATCGGCGCATGATGCGCACTCACTGCGTCCATCGCTTCCTCAAGTCGTCGCAAAAGCAGGTTACGATAGTACAAGTCAACCTCTTCAAAAGTCATACCTTGCGCGACCTCATTCGGCAGCTTATGCGCGCGGCTGCCAATATCGGCGCACAGGCGCAACACCTGGGCCTCAATCTGCTCAATCGTTTTTGCATCACTTTTTGCCTCTGGCTTTGCATTTATCGCCTGTAAAATTTGCGCATAATGAAATAATGAAAAAAGCGTCCTGCGCTCTGTAAGCGTGACGATAATCCGCCAAACAAAGCGCAGGCGCTTGATGAGACTTGCCTGCTGCGAGGCATGGTGAGCCAATCGCTGCACGTAAAGCAGTTCAGCAATCGACACTCTCACTTTTACCCAGGTTCCGAACGCGACAGGCATAATCTCTTAAGTCGCGGTTGTGACTAACGCTTGCGATACCGTCATGCCAATCGTCGCCGTGACGTTAGTCGTGCCAGCGCTCACGTGAGTAACGAGGCCCTTGTCACCAAACGGCAGCGAGCCTGTGGACGCTGAATCACCAACAGTCGCAACCGCCGGCGCCGAGCTTGCGAACGTCGCCCGGCCAGTGACTGGCAGAATCGCTATGCTATCGGGGTCTTGCACTGTGATTGTGTCATTGTCAGCTATTGCAGCAGGCGTCGAGAACAACGCGCCACGAACAACAGTCAACGTCCCTGCACTGCCAGTTGGGTTTGAATCAGCAGTGACATGCAATATCTCGCTGTTGATGCGGACGTACTTACCAGTGAAATCTTCAAGCGGTGACTTAGTGTCGTATATCAAGCTCGTCGCTGTCGCTGAGTAACCACCACCGTTGTTGATGAGCGCGGTTTGCGTGCCGTCTGCTGTCCACGCGCCAAACCAAAAAGTTTTCTTTTTGTCGCCCGGTGCGATCGAAAAAGCTGGTGTATGCTTGTATGGCGCAATCGGTTGGTCACCAAAAGACGCACCGATGAAATCCGGGTCACTTGGCAGCGCGTTCGGGTCGCCAAGCCCGTAGTATCCAGCAGACAGCGGATAACCAGGCCGTGCACGAAGGCTGTCAGGGTACGCAGTAAACTCAGCAGCGACAGTCTGGTATTTTGTCCTGTCACCAGCAAGTTTCAGGTCGAGCTGCGGCGCTGCTTTCCAAATCGTGATGCACTCCGACAAGTCTCCTGGCGGTGCAGAGAGAGGCACAAGCCTTAGCTCACCTGCTATGTCGCGGTTCATATTTGCTGGTACAGTATCAGCATCATAACGACGCCGCACACCATCGATAACTTGGTTGAGCTGCCCTTGCAGGATTCGCGCAAACAAATCCGCATAGCTCACCTCTTTGAGCACGATGCGACACATCACCTCGTGCCCGACAAGCTGCGACGCCACGCGCCCAAAAAACTGGTCTGCGTCTTCAAGGTTGACATACGCACCTTTCGCGCCAAACTCAGGTGTTCCTGTCTCGGTGATGCCGAGTTCCACGAACACGTTCGACTGTGCACTTTTCCAATACGCGATATATTGCTGTATTCGCGCGTTATTTACATTCATTTTTTCCTCCGCTTCTATGCAACATAGTAAGCCATTTCAACGTCTTGGTCAACCGCCCAAACATCACCAGCAGGAACTGCGGTGCACTTCACTCCACCGATGCAATCGAGCCACAACATATTGACGTTAGTCAGCACAACCTGCGGGAATTTCGGCGGCTTGCCGACATCCAGATTTTCACGGGCAAACCCTAACGAAACTAAGACGTTATGCGATAACTGCACAGCTTCAAGATCAGTCTTTGCGTAACTCGTAATCGTGCCTTCGATATGCACCAGCGGCGACTTCTGCCAAGTCATCTGTTCTGAGTCTGTTCTGAGGCGCGGGAAAAATAACACGATGCGACCGGTGCCGATATTTTGCAACGTCAAGTCTGTGCCAATTTGGCGTCCAAAAGTGAGAGCAGTTTCCAAACCGGCGTTCCGAAGGGCGGTTTGCAGCGCTTGTAATTGCGCAATCATATTTTCAGCGCCCCCGCAAAAATATCCATCATCGCTTGCTGCGTCTCTGATTTATCAATCGTTCTTTCAAACCACCGCGGAGCTTGCTGCTTCGTAATTGCGTTGTTCTTGATTGCGAGACGATACGCGCGCGCATACAGATATTTTCTGCCACGCCCCGTTCTCCTTTTGGCCCCGCCCGCGTCGCGATACAAAGCCGTTAAATCTAACAGCTCTTTATTCACATCACCACGATGCCGCAGGTCAGAATAGTACTGTCTATGAGCATAAGGCGTTGTGTCATCACCAGCAACCACAAAGACATCGCCTTGCTCCATCTTGACGCGCATTGTTCGACGTAATTTTCCAGTCCACACTGGGACAACAGGCTCTGACAACCTAATGAGTTCCTGCGCTGATAACTTTAACGCGGTGCGCGCGGACGCGTTGACAGCAGACTTTATCTCGCTGGCAAAATCATTCATAGACGCGCACCGCCTCGTAACGCTTTAGCCCTGCCATGCCGTGCCGCGAGCCGGCGGTTACGCGATAAGTCTTTCCTGACAGAATAGCACGGACAGTTACGCCGTCCGGTATATTGTACCCAGTGACAAAAGTTAGCACATCCTGCTCAGTATATGCTCCGCCAATATCAACAGCACGTGACGCGTTCGCAGTGCTTACCGCACGAAAAACCCGGTCGCGCACAAACGTTTTCACGCCGCCGGTCTCTGTTTCTTTCAGTGTCTCAAGCTCAATCATGCTATCGTGTACCTCTGCGGCTTCTCTCCAATCGGCGCAATCTTGGTGTAGCGCTCTTTCTCAACGCGCTGCGGTTCTTCCCATTTCCGTCCAGTCGCCTGCTCGAAAATTTTGCGTTCATCAATTTTTTTTGGAATCTCTGGCTGCGGTGCCGATTTGATTTTTTCAATCGCTTTTTTGTCGCTCATAAACTGCAGCATCATCGGACGCACGATATGCTTGCATCCGAATTTGCCCATGTGCGTCTTGTCTGCAACAATTTCCTGCCAGGTCTTCATCGCTCGAAGTTCCGGCAGTTGACCATAGCGCTCATAAGCCTGCTCTCGCGCCTCTTCGCTCAGAAAAAAAATCTCGCCTTCGTGAAACAAACAGGAATCAGTTGTGCCTGTTCTGTTCGTCGTGCCAAACCACACACCATCAGCGGATGCCTCAATGATTGTCGCCATGCGATGTGCTTCTGCCTCGGTCGTAAGTTGCCTTGCGTCGACATAAGAGCGTATCGGGTAATTCGCGCCGTTGCGGAATTGAATCGT